GTGTTTTAAAATTAGACAATAAATTTTTAAATCGGCAAGTTGTTTTTTCTCTTGTAGTTCAGATGTAGAAACTACTTTATTTACGGCACCAAAGAGACCCTCTAATACTAACTTGTGTGTCTTTGAACCGTCAAGTGTTCCAGTGAGACCGATACGATACTTACAATCTTCAAGTTTTGTCATTAGTTTTGTAAGAGATACGGCCTTAAAAAGATGAGCCTCGTCACCGACAATCATACCAAAAGACTTAAACCATTTTTTAGGTAGATTATATACAGACTGCCAGGTAGAAATAATTACATTCTTATTCGTATCTTTTTCGTGACCTGAATAAATTTTATGTATATTTTTTTGTGAGTTCCAACCATAGTCATTAAAATCTTTGTATAATTGTTCAACCAGAGATGTTGTGGGTACAATTATAAGTATCTTATTATTTGTTTTTTCTTTTAAACGTAATAGATTAAATCTTACAAGTAAATAGATAATAAGAGACTTTCCAGAGGCCGTAGGTGATAGTAACAAACAGCGACTCTTTTTAATTGAGTGTGTAAACCCTTCTTTTTGATAGTCTCTTATACTCATTGGTATCTTTAGAGCCTTTATAAACTCATCTACACTCTTTTCGTCTATTACAACATCTTTTATCTTTGTACCATCTACGACCTGTACTTTATTTTCATTACACCAGTTTACAATATAAGGATATAGACCGGCATAGATTTGACCAGTCGCATAAGAAAAAAGTCGAATTTTACCGTCCCAGTATCTTCCTCTAAACGCTGGCATAAATTTATAACCCGGTACTTCAAAAGTAAAATGTTCTGAAAGTTCTCTACGTATAGAGTCTTCTGCCTCTATCTTTAGATAGACTTCATTTTTTTTATCTATGATGATATATTTTGTTGGTGTCATTACACAAAAGATGGGCCAACATACCAACCCACTAATACTTTTCTTGTACCTTGTGTTACAGGATTTACTTTATGCCAAACAAAAGATGGAAATGTTATAATTGTGCCCTGTGTAAATTTATCACTTAATTTTATATTGATATGTTTTTCTGGTTTAGGGTTTGGTTTAGATATTTCAAACTCACCGCCTTCATAATTATCATTTAAACAAATTGTAAAACTTATTTTTCGTATATAACCATTTGCATATGGTTTTGAGTGACTATCAATGTGCCAATCATAATGGTCGTTTATGTCATAAACTGTGTATTGTAATGGCTCTAATTCAACTATATTAAAGTTCCATTTTGCCTTTTTATTGTGTTCAAAAAGTATGGGTAGTATCTGTGTAATTACGTTGTTATCTTTTATCCAAGATATCTTTGAATTTCTTTTACTTGTATCTTTTGCCTGTTTATCTAAATTGGCAGATAACTTTGTATTTTTTTCTCCAAGAGTAATAATCTCATCACAAAATTTTTTATTAAAATAACCTACGGATATACAATGATTGTTTTCTAAAAACATTATACGGCACCGCTTGTAAAACGCCTCCACTCAATTGCATTTTTAATCATAAAGGTTCTATTTGTAATACCTCGTAGTGTTCTTTCTAAAAAGTCAACAGTGGTAGTAAGATACGATACTTTTGATATCGCATTTTGTATTTCTATATCTGCCTCTATATAACGTTCAACATCAGTCTTTAATATCTTTAAATCAAAGGGTTTTGCCTGATATACCTCTGGTGAAGACTTACCAGTGTAATACTCCCATTTTTCTCGTCTAAGCGTGTTTAAATCGTTTTCAGCACGTGTTAAAAGCAACTTATATCTTGTATATTCTTTTAAATATTTGTTATGAAGAGCCGGTATTCGTATTGATTCAAGGTCAAGTTCCGTGTCATTAATCTTTAAATCTTTATCTGCCTCATTTTGTAATTGTTCTAAATCCATATCACTAATAATATATCATAGGTCTTATAAAAAATCAAGTGTTATGAGGTTGTAACTGTAACTCCTGATGAATTTATTGAAGAGGCAAACTCGTAAAGACTATACTTAAAAGTGACGTCAGATGTAAGATAGTTTACATCAGTCGCTTGTTGATTATATTGTAATCCAGTAAGAGAGATTGGAAACACATCTCTAAAACGTACCTCTGTTATTGCTGTATTTTTTGATGAAAGTATCGTAAGTGTTGCGTCAGAAAATGCGGCCGATTGATCTGGTGTGCCAAACTTTACTTTTCCGGGTTCTGTACTTACACTACCCTTACCAGTGGGAAAACGATCTACGCCTGCGTCTAATAAATTTTTATATTGTAGATGGTCTTTTGGAAAACCTAGACCAACAATCCACCCGTGTATCTCCTGATAGTTTGCCAAATTTTCGTCTACCATAAATGTCATTTGTAGATCCTGATATGTAACTTTTTCGCCAGGATATGGTATGTCTTTTAAAGGTGTAGGGAATGTCGCTGTACCTAGTGAAATACCTGGTAGATTTACTGCAGTACAAAAGTATTCTACTTTTGGAAGTTTAAGTATATTAAATTTAAACTGTGTAGGACTAGCGTAGTCTAATTTTGATGGTTGACGTTGTAGCGCAGTTAGTGTTGTCATATCAAATATTTATATTAAAAAAAAAGGGCGGGATTTTTAGTTCCGCCCTTTTAATTATGTTACAATAAAGTAACAAGTAGATTACATTAAGTTTGCTACTTGTACTCTTCTGTAGTATCTATTTGCGTCGATATTTCCTGCACCGTTGATAACCGCAGCAGCAGATGAACCTGAGCTCTCTGCGAATGGGTTAGCTTGGATTCCGTATCTTGTTTTGAATCCAATTTTTGGTTGGAAAGTATCTTGCCCTACCGCTCTCACCATTTGTAGTGGAACGTATGGACAATAGAAGATACCAGCGTCGTATTGACTTGAGCCTTTGTAACCAACTACGAAGTATTGCTTAGCAGCTTGGTTAGCAGCAAATGGGTCAATGTACACTTTGTATCTACCGTTTAGAACACCTGCAAATGTGTTGCCTGTGTCATCAACGTTAAGATTATTATTTAATGCTGGAGTATAATCCAACACGCCTGCCATTTGTAGAGCAGAAGCCACGTCAGAAGATGTGATAAGGATATTTCCTTTTCCTCTTCTTGTTCTTTGTGATATTGCGTTTGCTTCTCTTTCTACTTGGAACATTAGGCCTTTAAATCTTTCAACTGACCATCTACCGTTAGAGTCTGTGTCTAAATCGAAGATACCTTCAGTTGTTGTATTTACAGTACCTGTGTTTGCAGAAGCACCTTTTTCAGCCACTCTGTAGATAGTTCTTACAACTTCTCTATTGATTTCGGCAAGGATTTCAGATGATAGAATATTTGCTAATTCTGTCTCTGCATCTAAACCGTGAATTGCTTTAAGGTCTTGTGCAAGTTCCATTGTGTATTCAGCTTTTAATGCTCTGGATCTAGCAGTTACAGTTGACTTCTCTATTGAGAATGCCATTTCTGCAAATGCGTTTGCACCTGTGTCTCCAAGAGCTTCAGCAGTTGCAGTTGACATACCAGTACCAGTAGTATAAGTACCCGCCGGGCTGTCGTTTAACAATGCAGGGTTTGTGCCTGATTGTGAAGATGAACCTTCTCCACCAACACCTGGTAGAGTTGAGTCACCCGCTGCGTTTCTGCTTGAAAAGTCAGTATCAGCTTCGTTAAATAACGCTTCTGTTCCTGCTTGTGATGTAAATTTCGCTCGCATTGCGAATATAAGTCCTGTTGGACCTGTCATTGGCTGTACGCCGCAGATATCATAAGCGATAAGATTTGGCATTGCTCTTCGCACTAATGAAATTAGGATTGGGTCCCAATTCTGAATGGAAGTTGCATCAGTGCTGTTGATCGGAGCAGCTTCTGATATAAATGCTCTATCTTCTCTCAGTGCTCTCTCTTGGTTTTCCAAGATAACAGCTGTGACCGCCTTCTTATATGCATCCGTTACTTTTGGGAGTTCTGGATGGTCAAGTACAGGCGCCCACTTTTTAACTAATTGTTCAGATAAGTACATATGTTCTTATTCTCCCTATTATTTTTTTTCACCGATTTTTATTCGGTCTTTTGTTTTACTGATAGCAGTTGCATAGGCACTCATAACACCGTTTAATTCAACGTTGTTTGCTTCGCCTTCTACGCTATCTATTTCATTTTTAGATGAAATTTCTTTTGTAGTAAAGTATGACTCTTTAATTGTCGATACTTTCTTTTTAAACTCATCAGCATTAGAGTATTCAACTTCTTCCGCTAACTTATTAAATTTTTCTTTGTTGGTATCTGTTAAGTCAGATGATACAGCGTCAACTATATCTTGCTTTGTTAACTTACCAATTTCAGAATTTAATTTAACATTTGTTTCGATTTGCTCATTCAATTTCTTGTTAAGCTCTTCGATTTGAGAAGCCTGATCCTCTAGTACATCATATTTTTCGTCAGGAACACTTATGTAATGGTCTTCAAATAGTTTCTTCAGACCACTAATAAAGTCCTCAGCGATTTCGCCTTTGATACCTCGTTCAATAGCAATCTCGTTTTGTTTCAACCATTCTTCTACTACGTAGTTTAGGTATGAATCAACTTTTTCAACAAGCTCTGCTTTTGATTTTTCGGTTTCTTCTTTAAGTTTACTTTCGTATGATGAGTGCATTTTCTTTTTAGCTTCTTTGATTTTTGATTTCAAAGCAGCTTCAAATATTGTTGCAGCTTTTGCCTTAAATTCTTCTGTTAATTTTTCGTCTCCGATTAATGCTTTTACATCATCAGAAACATCAATCACTTCGTCTTTTTCTGTATCTTCTACTTTTAATGTTTGGCCAGGTGTATCAATCTTTGTTACACCAGCTTCTGTATCTGGTTTCTTCGATACGTCCCCTTCTATAGCTTTTGCATTTTGAGCGTCAGAAACTTTCTTTGTATTTTTCGAAGCGTCGGTTTTGCTGTCAGTTGGACTTACAACTGCTGCGCCTAAATCTTCTGCCTCATTTTTTAGATGAGTAGGTTCAGCCGCTACAGCGTTCTTTTTAGGAGCATCGGCAACGGTTTCTTGTTCCGTGATTGCCTGTCCTTTTACTTCAATTTTTTGTTCTGTAGCCATTGAGAAATCTCCTTTTTTTAATTGCAATTAAAATATCTCTCTTTTTACAAGATATTTATAATTTGATGATTTTCTATTACAGTTTCTTTAAAAAGTCTTCAAAAATCTTGGCTTTTTTATCTGCCAATTCGGCTCTTTTTGTTCGTATAAGTTCTTGTTTCCAAGCCTCTACGTCTTGTTCTACCAAGACACCGTTCTGCCACACCCATTCTTTATTTTCCATTATACCCTCTACAAAGGCATCTGGTGCCGATGGGTCTGCAACGATATCTGCCGCTGTTGCAAGATAAAAGTCTTTTCCTACATAGTGTCCACCGTTTTTTTGTTCAAGTGAACCCATTCCTCGAGACGAAACACCAAGTTTCGCACCCTCGTCTATAAGATTTTTAACGATTTTTCCGTATGGTGTGTCAAGTATCTTTGCCTCTCCCACAAAGTTTTTACCCTCTGGATAGAGTTTTTTTATCATATGTGATACTCGCTCTAGGTTTACAACTGGGCCCTCTGGGTGACCAAGTTCACCAAACGCTCTGTTTTTATTGATAAATTCTGCGTTGTAACGTTTTACTTCCTTTGTTAATACGTCATTTGGATAGACTCTTCCGTTACGATTTTTAATGTCTGATTGTAAAAATACACCTTTAATGGAATAGTTTTTCTTACCCTCTTTTTCTTCCACAAGGTAAGTTGCGTCGTGTATTTCTTCTCTAATAAGTTTCATATCTCTCTCGTACTATTTATATTATCTAAACTCTACTAGTATAAAGTAATTATCACCATTTGCAAAATTTCGTGTGCTTAAAAGAACATCACCGGTAGGACCTGTAGCGTTGTTTGCAATCTCATCGCCGGCCTCTCTAAAATCAAAATAACCTTGACCATTTAAAAACATTGCAGTTGCATTTGTGGAACCTGCCCATTTTAATTCAACACAAGATTTAGAATCTGCAGTGTTTACTGAAAACCATATCTTTGCAATCTTACGACTACCATTTTCTGTCATAAATGTAGTTTCAGAAGCGTCAACTTTTATAACGTCTGTCTCACCTGTACCGTCAGAAAAGTTTGTCAATTTAGCAACAAATTTTACTCCTGATGTATCTACAAGTGTCTGCGATGTAACTGTATCTGCCATTATTGTGTAAATCCTTCTTCTTTACGACACTCAATTACAACGTTATATTCTGTAATGTTACTGTCGCTTGTTAATAATATATTTCCTGTAGCGTTTGTTTCAGCGGCAAGTATTTTTGGTTCACTTGGTTTAAGTCCATAGTTACCCTTGCCACCTATTACTAACGCCTCTTCATTACTATTACTTGTTGCAAAGTTTAAAGTAATGTTTCCTGTTCCAATTATATTAAAGTAAACGCTTGAAATAGATAATACTGGTTTACTTGAAGCATTATTTAAATTCAATGCGTTTACTAGTAACTGATCGGTCTCACTACCTATACCATTGGCACTTATAATAACTTTATCATTATTATCAACCACAGTTGTAGTTGAAATTGTCATTAGCTATTTTCACCCATATTGATTTTTTGTAGTGTCAGTAAAGCGTGACCACTTGCTGAAACTGTAACTGCCTCAATGTCTCCCGAAGTTGCACCCGCCGGTAACGCTGCAGTATTTTTAATTACCGCACCGTAGTAAACGTTTGAACCTGTTAGGTCAATTGCAATTACGTTTGAAGATGCACCTATAAATGATAATCGTAGTCTTCCTGAAATACCGTAATTTATATTTGTAATGTTTAAAGACGAAGAACCACTTATATGACCACTTAATGCAGATGCATCGACAGCGGCAGAGCTAGTTGCTGAGTCGTTGTCAAAAGTGAGTAATACTTTGGCGTGTGTCTTTGTATCAGATAGTATCTTTGTTGTTACTGCCATAGTTTCTTTACACTCCTATTTGTTTGTTTGTTTCTTTTTCAAAATAATCATAAAGTTCTTTTTTATTTACATTATGAAATAACGCAACCTTATCAACTGCGTTTTCAAATTCTGAAATTATATCGGACGTTTTTTTATCAATAACGTCATAGATATCTTTTACCGCCTCTTTCATAATTGGCGATAATTGATTAAATGTCTCTGTATCTACAATTACGTTTTCTTTAATTAAATCACTAACTTTTTTTTTCATCTTTGACAACTGTTGTAGGTTCAGGCGAAGCGATTACTGGTTTAGGGTCACTAAAAGGTTCCGCCTCAGTAGGTATATTAAATAACGTACTTGCAAGTTCTTTTCTTCTTGTTTCTAATGCGGAGGCAATCTTATCTTTTAAAGCATCTTTAAAAGACTCACCGGCCTCTGCTGCCTGTCCTAAAGACAATTTGTCTATAAAACTTTTTACGTGTTCACTCATAATTACTCCTTCTTATATTTATACTAATGTTTCTGGTTTTGTTGTATCTGACTGGTCTGGCTCAGTCGTTTTTATTGTTGTCTTTTCTTTTTTAATCTGTTTATCAATATCTTCCATATCTCTATCAGATTGTTTTAAAATATATTTTCTTATATATTCGTGTGAAAAGTATTTTCCAACATAGTTTGCCATACTATCAGCAAGTGATATACGGTCTTTTAACATTTCACTTTCTTTTAATTCAGAAAAATGACCGTCTTGTAAAAAGTCATAGTTTAAGTGTGATAGTATGACAGGCCAATCCTCATCTGAAATTACACCCTTTAATACCAATTGTGTTCTTAATATGTCATTAAATAACTCTGTAAATTTCTTTCTTAATCTTTGTACAAACTTTGTAAACTTTAATTCATCTCTACTAATCTCTGCGGCTCTTCCAAGATTAAATCCTGTCGATGCCTCTAGTCTTGTAATTGGTACGTTTAGAGAACGATATAATTTCTTTTGAAAATACTCTATGTCTGCA